CTTTTTTACTCATTAAGACCTTAGTCTTTAATACTGCCATTGTTAACTCTCCTGAACTTAATTTAGCTTTTGCTCTATCAAATTCAGCACTACCTTCGTTCAACCAAACTGTTGGTGTATTACTCTTGTCGTGTGTATTAGTTGCATCAGAATCTTTAGTATCATCAATTAAGAATAAACCATTTAAGGCATATTTTCTAGCATAACTAGATGATGAACCGAATGACTGAGCAATATCCATACCTTTACGATTTGGGTCTATACCAGCTTGTGCAGTTACTTCTACTTTACCATCATTATCAAAAAAGACTGCTCTTGCGTTTATTACAGGAATACCAGCAATTTCTACTGTTTCATCTGTTATCATTAAAGATGCTCCTACTTTTAATAAGTGTGGCTTTAAGGCTTCAAGAATATCTTCACAACTTCTGTAATTATATTTACCAAAGTTATTACGTTGATTCTTAGGTGCTTTTAAGTGACCTTGTACTTCTAATAGTTTTTCTTGTATTGTCATATTATTGTTTTTAGTTATTATTTCCTATGGTACAAATATAAGCATTATATTCCGAACCACCAAATGTTTTACCATTTATTTTTTCTTTATTCTATATTGCTCGAGTAACATAGTATTTTCTATTTCACTTAACCTTAATTCATTTGCATAAAAATATATCTTATTTAATGATTCTATATAAGGTTCTGCTTTTTCTTTATCTTTAGCAGAGAATGATAATAGTAATTTACCTAACTTACCAAATGCTTCTTGAAATTCGTATTCTTCCATATTGTTTATTGTTTATATGAATAATGATTCTATCCATGTTAATAGTAAAGCCAATGTAACTAGCTTAATAATTATCTTTGATGCTATCCAGAGTTCTTTTAGTATACGTCTAATCATTCCATCCAAAATTATCAAGTGTATAATGATACTCTAATAAATGCTCTGTTAAGTATCCCCATAACTCACCTTCTTTGTAAGTCATATCTTCTTCAGTACCTTTAAATGGATTGGTAATTTCTTCTACATTCATTATATATACTCTATTCATATCTAGTTCATAGTTGATTGAGTATAAAACTCCATTCATATCTATATCTCTGTGTATTAAATCGTCTGTTCTCGTCATAGCTTTTATTTGTTATATAGTTGTGTAATTAACATCATTTCTTTGTATACCTGTAATTCGTTCTCTTCTGACATTAGCATCTTTCTAACATGCTCCATGTCCATCTTAGTAAGTAAGTCACCTCTAAGTTCGGCTTCGTATTGTTGAATCCTTTGATTAGTAAAGAATATCTTACTATATATCTTATCGTAAATTCTATTCTCAACTTGTAATGCGTTTAAATGTTTCATAGTTTATAGTGTTTATTGTTATTGATGATACAAATATACATTAAATATTCCGAACCACCAAATAAAAAAGCAAAAAAAAACACCTACCAGTTAAGGTAAGTGCTCTTTCTAACTAAAAACAAAATAAAAAACGTGGAGGTGATAGGGTTCGAACCTACGACTTTCTACGTGCAAGGCAGATACTCTAGCCAACTGAGTTACACCCCCATTATAATGAGCTTCCTGACAGATTCGAACTGACGACCTTTTGATTACAAATCAAATGCTCTACCAACTGAGCTAAGGAAGCTTGTAATTAGTAATTCCAATAATTTAACATAGGTTCTTTTAAGTCATCTGTATCAAAATACAAATATTCTTTACTAAAAGCTATTCTTCTTACTCCTTCTTTAATAAGAAATGCAACTAAATGCATTCTCTTCTTAGGGCTTATCATTCTTAATCTAACTGCGTGACCAACTCTATGTGAATCTCTCATAGCTAGATTGTTTTTATTCCCCTCTATAGGTGATACATAAGCTAACTCGATTTCTAATATATATCTAGTTTTCTTTACATACTTATCTAATATAAGAACAGGCTTTCTTTCCATGAACTTATAACCAGAACCTACTTCATCTTTACTATCAAAGAGTGACCATTGTAAATAGTCTAACCCTTCTATATCTTTATTGTTCTCCATAACTCTTAGCGTTATATCCAAATATAAAACCTATACAGGTACATCCTAATGATATTAATATATATATTGTCATAGTGTTATTGTTTTTCGTTACGTAAATATACAACTTATATTCCGAACCACCAAACTTTTATGCATTTATTTTCATGAAATATTGTCATGCTGTATTAAGACAAATTGTCATGCTTTTTATTTGGTTTGTAAGGTCTTTTTGTATACCTTTGTACCATTTCAATATATTAAACATATATAGTATAAATATTAAATAGAAAAATAAATATAATATTCAATCTCGTTAGAGTTTAGTATTAATAAGTAGTTAAAGTTATATAGAAGTGTAAGTGCTCTGAGAACTATGCATAAAAAAAGGGAGCAACTTATTAAGTTACACCCCTTATTTCTATCTTTCTATATATCTTCTTATTCTGTTTTTGTTGTTTATAGTTGTATTATGTTAAGCACCACACATATCACAATCCTCATCATTATCTGATAAAGCAGATTGTTTAGCTTTACTTATCATATCCATATAATCATCTTTGGACATAACTTCAACTTCTTTAACCTGACATACATCTATACTATTATCTAATATTTGTATTAAATGTCTAACTTCGCTTCTCTCCAATACTATCTCTACATCACCTATATTAATTTGATGATGGTCTTTACTTATCTTTACACATTTCATAACTATCATATTAAACATTTATCCTATACTTCTATATTTTTCTATTCCTCTACTACCAAAGTATGCAATATATATACCTAATAATAATGACTTAAGTAATTCAATCCATTCACTAGGTACTTCTACCCTCATATTAAACGAATCAATATATATTAATACAACTGTAGTTATTGTAAGGAATATTAAACTCATTGGTCTAACATTCTTACTTAAGTAACTATCGCTTTTCATATCTGATTCCCATCTCTTTGAGACAGACTTCATTTCTTCTATATCTAATTGCATCACTTTAAGAGCATGTTCTCTTTGTTCTGGGCTAATTGATTCAGCTCCTGTGATTGCATCTATAGCACCCTTTATATTACCTGTAGCAAGACTACCAACAACTTCAATAGACTTAGCTAAATCTAAATCCCTTAAAAAGTCACCAACTCTTGTAGTACCGTTTTCTTCTTTATAATTTCCCATTACTTATTTCTTTATATTCTTCTGTCGCATCAAATGATGGACAAGCTTTTGCACTAAAATCCCTATGACCATATATTATAGCATCAGGATGTTCACACTTTAATTCTTTTAATAGAGACAATAAAGCATCTGTTTGTTGAATAGTTCTAGTGTCTTTGGGATTAACCATTTGACTATCCATACCACCTATATAACAGATACCTATTGAATCTTTATTTTGTCCTCTAACATGAGCACCTTGAATTAAGATATCTCTACCTTTATTGATGTCTCCGTTTAATTGAATTACATAATGATAACCTATATCACTCCAACCTCTATCTAAATGCCATGAACGTATTGTATCAACTGATACTTCTCTACATTCTGGTGTAGCTGAGCAATGTACTATTATCTTATTTATATATCTCATTTTATTTATATTTTAACTTCATAAACTTACCATTCATAGAATTAAATGCAGCAACACCATCTTTAGGTATTAAAGATATAGCCATGCTAATCATTTCTAATACTGCTAATAAGTTATCAAATTTTGTTTGGTGATAATTAGAAGCAAATATACTGTTTATTCTTTGTCCAGCACTACTTACTGTATCTAATCTCCATCTTTCAAATAACTCTACTACATAATTAGCATCTTCATAAGGTATTCCTTTTTCAACAAATAACATTCTAGTCGCAGAAGTATATACTCCAATACTATCAAATATAGCATCAAATACTTGATTCTTTAAATGGTTATTGTCATTAGAATCTACAGCACCTTCAATCAAATCTTGAAAGCTATCTCTTACTGCATCTAATTTAAAGTTCATAAAATCAACAAACATTGCTGACTTAGTAGAATCCAATTCTTTACCTTGATAGAATTTAGTATGTTTAACTGTATTCCTAACTTCTTCTATTACCTGAAACATATCATGGTATTGAAGCTTTAGTATTTTGTTATTCATTCTATTTTTGAATATTAGGTTATACACCCATTTATATCCTTTTTTACTTTGTATTCCTATACTTTTATATAGTATAGCTAGTATTGTAATTATCGTAATCATTATTAACTGCAAGGGGGATGCATCAATAAGTGAATCAATTATGTAAGTTTCCATAGTTAGTTTATTTCTTTTTGTTATATAGTCTAATGTAATAGGCACTTCGTTCCCTCACCTTCACTTAAACATATAGTTTCCAGTCTACTTTTTATTTATAGAGATAGAAGAACTCCTCTTTATTTCAATTAGTTTATTTAAATACTCCTTTAGCTTAATTACGTTAGAAGTCTTTGCTTTATATAATTTATTCATATTAATATATTAAGATATGTACCCTCATATTAAACAAGGGTACTATCATATTAAACATCTTACAATACGAAACCTGTATACTGTACATCTCTATCTGGATACATATCACCGTCTTGGTTACTTGTATACTCAGGGTATAGAGTACTGTTAAAGTTCATAAAGTCTATAAATCTTTGTGTATAGAAATCAGCAGTATCTGTCACTTTGGCAGTAAGAATACTTAATTCTTCTCTGGTTACAGTTTCAGTTCCTTCAGGACTTCTTTTGAATACACCTCCATTACTAACGGTAAACGCAGCAAACGGAATGTAGTTAGCTTGTGTGTACCATATAAGCATTGGCTTAACATAATCATTAAGTAAAACTTTATAATCGTTATTACCAGCATCATATAGCGTTTGTGCTATAATCAAATCCTGTAACTTTCTATATAACTTTCCACCTAGATAGTTTTGAATAGCAGTATCTTGAGCTACCTCAATAAACTGGACAACTTTATCGCCATCCAGATTACCACTTATTATTGACTTTCTTTTTAAGTCATTAACGTTTATAAATAGTGCTTTCATATTATTTCCCTTCTTCTTTAGTTTCTTTATCTTCGTCTGAAGCTTTCTCTCCAGTTTCTTCTTCTCTTTTAATAGAAGTAGATATATTCTCTAACTGAGTAAACTCAATTGGTTGAATAGTTACAAAGTATAAATCAAGATTAATTTTATTGAATGCTAGTATTTCTTCAAATCCATCTAATAAACCATCTTGCAAAGGCTTAATAATTACATTATCCATTAATACAGCAGCAGTTCTTAACTCCTCAGCATTGTTACCAAATCCAGTATTATCTTTAATACCTAATAATATAGGTGATACAATACCATGACCTAACATAATCTTCTGTGTAGCTTCATCACTCATAAATTGATATTGAGCGTGAGCATCAGGTAAATGTATAGGATTAATATCAGCAGCAGTTTCTTGAGAATCATTAAAGGCTAGTATAAATTTACCAGCATTAGAAGAACCAGAAAACTTATCGTATATCTTTCTTTCAATCATCTCTTGTGTTTCAGCATTAGGTACTCCATTATTAAAGTTCATTAACAATGTAGGTTGTAATCCTTGCTTAATATTATTTATATGATAATTAGATACTTCTTCTTCTAATTGTGCATATTGAATACATCCAGTATAATCAACTGGAGAGTAATAATAAAAACCACTTCTATAAGGTTTGAATATATATAACTCAACTTTTTCAGATTTCTTACCATTTCTAAATGTAGGTATTCTTTTTGGAGAATCACTATGTTTCATTTCACTCCATTTTGGGTGATAGTAATATGCTCCTATAATTCCTTTAGCATTAGCTTTCTCAGCTCTTAATGTTTCAGTTGGATGATGTACTATCTTTACAATCTTAGTCTTAGACCTATTGTATATAACCTGTACAGCAGCTTGTCCTAACATCTTGTAATCATGTGCTACTCTCTTTATATCTCTTTTCTTAAGTAACAACTTCATCTTAGCGTGTTGCTCAGGGAATAATTCTGAATCAGTACACTCTAATCCTCTACCAGCAATCATATCAACAATACCGTTAATACATCTACTATTAGTAGGCGAACCAAGATATCTCTCTATAAGAGTATCGTAGTAATCGTTATGTTCACCGTAAGAAATCCATTCCTTCCCAACTACTTCAGTCACCTTAGGTGCTTCGTAACCAGACAGGTTAAGCATTCTTACATTACTTGATTTATTTTCCATATTATTCTTTATATTATTCTTATTTACTTACTTAGTATAACGTTAAAATAGCTAAATTGTTTTCTCCCTAACATTGACCTGATTGGTATATTCTACCAAACCCATTGGTCCTAAACCATTCAAAAGCTTGAGTATCTTTTCTATAGTAACCAGACGTTACGATAGAAGTCATAGCTGAATCACTATATACATAGTCATTTGTTACTGGGTCTGAACCACTACCGTTATGATAGTACGTTACATTCTGACTCTGAAAACAAGCAGTAAATGAACTAGTTACCCTTGTACCAGCTAAGAATGATGTTCCTCCAGCACTATATCCATAAAAGTCAGATATCTTATCTTGAGCTGAAAAACCAGCAGTATCAGACATAGCACCTAAACTTACGTTTGTAGTAGCTGCACCTAATTCTGCTCGTATATCATTCAAACTTATTTGTCCACTTGATTGTAGTCCCATTATTTTTCTAGTTTATCAAGTCTATCAGATAGTTCTTTATTAGACTCTATTAATAATCCTATTATTTTCTCGTAATCTACAGTCTTAACTTGTCTGTCTTTTATTGTTTTCTCTCTAACTAGGAAAGGTAATACCTCTTCTATTTCTTGAGCAATAACTCCAATCTCAGTTTGACCTTCTCTCTTACCACTACCTTGTTTCCAATCATATTTAACACCTCTAAGCTTCTTTACAGTCTCAGTTGCATTTTCTATTGTAGTAATATTCTCTTTTAAGTTTCTGTCAGATACTGTAGTAGAGTAAGCAATAACATCTCCATCTGCGTGAAAATCACCATCTAAATCCCACTTGTATTCTGTAGTACCTTGAGTCTTTAACGTCATCTCACCAGTCTGTAGTATCTTTAGAGCTTCACCATTGGACGATGTTCCACCAAAGTATATTCTGAATGCATCAGCATCAGTACGCATCGTATTTAACGAGCTAGTACCTAATTCGAATTGCATACCCTTATCACCAGAAGTGTCTAGGTTACCAAATGTACCAAACTTAGTTGTTCCAGTAAATGTTTTATTACCA